CTCGTGCAGGCATACCGACCTTCGAAACAACCGGTCGGAGAAAGAGTTAACAAGGAGAGAATATGGCAGCTTCATCGGGTGTAGCTACCCCAATTCTCCACAAACGCACAAGGTTGGATACGTCCGCTATCGCCAACATGAAGCGTATGCTGGAGAAATCAGGCCAGACGTTCAACAACGGAGTTCCGGTTCAGGTGGAGGCCGCATCGGGGTTTATCATCGAGTGTGCCGCGATCGTTAGCGTGGCAACCGCTATCATCGCTGGTATTGCGACCGAGCCTGCGAATAACTTAACCACAAGCGGTACAGCCAAAACCTTGAACACAGGGTTTAAGGTAAACAATCAGGCATCAGCGGTTGTGATACCTTTGGGTGCACCACCAAACGATGGAACCATCGGTATGGTTTTGGCGACCGAGTCGATGGAGTTCCAGGGGACCTACGGTGACTCAGCAACAGCAGCAAACGCCGTTCTGGCACAAGTCCAAGTCGGCGCCATCCGCGGCCTGACCAAAGACGCCGGTAACGGTTTCTGGTACGTTGACAATAACATCACGACCCTCGCAGGCGGTGCGTGTGTCGAAATCATCGAGCTCGTAGACGCGGTTGGTACTTTGAATGGTAAGGTAATCTTCAAAGTTATCAAAGCCGCACAACAGTTGAGTACATAAGGAGACAGTATGCCAGCAACACGTGGTGGATTTTCGCAGTTATTGGCTCCCGGGTTGTATTCAGTTATCTACGAAGATCTCGAGATGCACCCGGAAGAATACACACAGTTTTTTAACGTATACAGCAGTTCGAAGGCTTACGAAGAGGATCAACTCTACGCAGGCCTGGCTGCTGTGCCGAGCAAACCCGAGGGCGAGCCTATTAAATTCGACGAGCCCATGCAGGGTGGTTCGGTGAGGTACCAACATGTGGGGTTTGGTTTGGGATTCCAAGTCACCCGTGAGATGTGGGATGATGATCAATACGGGTTGATGAAAAAGGTGTCGGGAGACTTCGGTGGATCGATTCGGCAGACTGTTGAATCAGGAGCCGCGGCAGTCCTCAATAACTCCTTCACGTCGGTTAAAACCATCGACGGTGGAACCTTTATCGGTTCCCACAATCTGATGGGAGGTGGGGCTTACTCCAATGCGTCAGCAACCAATGTGGCGTTTGGAGTAACAGGGTTACAAGAACTCATCCTCATCTTTGAGAAGATGGTAAACGAACGTGGATTGATCAAACGGATGGTGCCGGAGTCAATCCTCATCCCGGTTGATCTCCAGTTTAAAGCCCAGGAGGTTCTCCACTCCTCCTACAAACCATACACTGGTACGAACGAGGTGAACTCAGTCCAGGGGCGTGTAGCTCCGATGACTGACCACTACCTCACGTCAACCACAGCCTGGTGGATGTTGGCTCGGAAGTCCGGTCACACCCTCAAGGCCTTCTGGAGGACTCAACCGGAGTTCGACAGTCAGGACGACTTCGCTACAAAGAGCGCCGCGTTCTCTGTATGGTTTAGAGAGGTGTTTGGCGTAACATATTGGCACGGCGTGGCCGGAAGCCCCGGACAATAGGAGGGAACTATGGCGATAATCCAAAAAGTTGCAGACACCATCTTCGACGTTCCTTCCACAACCGGTTCACTACAGGGCGGGAGGCTTATGTCTTCCGCCCCGCACAACGACGGGTTAGCGATGTACGCAACAGGTAATATCGACCTTGCTAACTCAGGCGCTGGAGCGGTAACCAAAGTTCGCGTAGCCAAAGGTGATTGGGCAATCGCGGTAGCTGCAGGAGCAGGCACTGTTGATGCTCGTATTACCCTCGATGAACTCCTCCGAACTGGAGAGACGTATATTAATGACCTCTTCGGTCAAGATAATAAAGTGGCTGCACCTGATAAAGGGATTGCAGTACTTGACATCTTCGCCATCTACTCAATTTCGGTCGCTGATGCAACCTCCGCTACTTTGAGATTAGGTAAAACCGTCTACTCTAAAACAGCTGGAGGGGCTGTATTTACTCAAACTGATCTACTCGCTGCAGCGAACGTTCAGAAAACCCAAACACCGGCTGCAAACCAGTATGTATACTCAGTACTCCCAGTTCAAACACAAAGTTCAGGTACCCCTCTCATCTTCCATAAAGATGATTTGGGGTTAATTGAAATTGAGCTTGAATTGGTAATTCCGGGTACTACAACCCTTCGTATCGCAGCTTTGGGTTGTCACTGTGCTCACAACCGCACCTAAGGGGGTTTATGGCAAATCAACTCGCACAATCTCCGGCAAGTATCGACACACCCGGAGCAACCATCTTCTACCCCAAAGGTTGCAAGCTAAAACACATGGAGTGGACCAACTACCTAGCTGGCGCCACCCTTATCGTCAACAACGGGTTGGGGAATCTAATCTGGTCCCCAACCGCCGCTAACGATTTATCTGAAGTTCGAACAGCCGCCATCGGGTGGATTGACACAGGTTTTGCCGTCCCAACGTTAAGTTCAGGAAAGTTACTGGTGTACTTCGAATGAAGAAACTTTGGGTAGTTCTTCTCTTAGTAGGTGTGGCCTTAGGCCAGACCAAAACAACCGTTACAGGGGTAGTACAGGATGCTTCGGGGAACCTCGCTACCTCTGGAACGGTGGTGTTTACGTTGTCTCCGCAGAATAACGGGGTGGTGTATTTTGTTACGGGAACGGGTATAATCGCCCCCCAAACAGGGACGTGCGGGATTGACGGGACGGGGAATATAAAGAACCTCGCTTTGTCTGGAGCATGTCAAGTCTGGGGAACAGACGTTATACAGCCAGCTAACCTAACTTACCAAGTGTCGTTATTCCCCAATGGGGGTTTTACAAACGCTATCCCGCAACAGTGTATAACAGGAACAACATACGATCTATCCAACCCTAGTTTCTGTCCAGTAATTCGTCCGACCCCCCAAGGAGCAACTGTTATAACCACCCCGATTCAAAATAACCTCATCCCAGCATCCAACGGGTTTTTCTCTTTAGGGTCTAACTCTCTACGCTACGCTCAAGGGTTTATTAACACCCTTACGGTGAATACCATCTTGGGAAATGACGTTTTTCAGAATGGTTTTACTGCTACCGGTAACGTAAAGTTATGCAGTTCATGCACCCTCCAATTTGGAGATATCCCTGATACTGGTATATCCAGAAATACCTTCGCCCCTGGAGTATTCATGTTCGGGCGAGGGGGATTTAACGATGACTTAGGAATTATTGATGCTGGGGGATACCGCATCGCAGGAGCTGCTTTAGCCGGGAGGGTGTTGAGGGGAGACGGTACCAACTTCACCTCAGCACAGTTAGCAGCCGCGGATCTTTCTAACGGTGTTTCGGGAAGTGGTGCAGTATGTCTAACAATCAGTTGTGTACTAGCCACACCTAACATCGGAGCAGCAACTGGAACTTCTCTTGCTCTTGGAGGGGGTACTGCATTAACTACCACTAACCGAACAGGCACGGGGAATTTAGTTCTTGCGACTGGTCCAACGATTACCAACTCAACACAAGACATTATCAATCAACCAGCGTCGACCACTTTTCTGATTAAGGATAATCAGGGTGGGACACGGTATTCCATCCCTTCAGGTGGTGTGACGCAGTCAACCATGAACAACACTCAGTTCAATGGTCCTTCAAACGCCAACACTATAAGTATTTTTTGTTCATCCCCTCATGCTGCAGCATTAACCGGAAATTCGGCAGACCAAACATTCTACACCTGTACTGTACCGGCAAACGTGGTGGGTATCAACAAAGGCTTTGAGGTACGTGCTTATTTCAAGCACTCCACTGGTACTGCGTCAGTAACATACAAGGCTAGTTTTGGAGGAACTAACCTTGTATCTCAAGCTTCGGTGTCACATTCACCTGGAGCAATGATAAATGTTGAGTGTCGCAATAACGCCGCAACTAACGCACAAGATTGTATAGTTTGGTATGATGATGGTGATACCGCCCAGACGTTTACGTCGTCAACCCCTGCAATTGATACTACTGTAAACCAAAGCGTGGTGTTTACATTCAACGTGGCAAACACTGACCAGATAACCCCTAACATGATGCGCGGAGGCGTGATTCAGTGAAATATCTCACACTTTTAGTTTTGTGGTTAGCCATTACTGCCCAAGCACAAACAACCATTTACGCCTCTGATGTGTTTGTTCTACCCACTCATGCTACAGATTGGATGTTTCATGATGGGTATGGGAATAGCCTAAGTATTAACGTTTGGGTAGGAGGTCCTACTACATACCTCCCAGCAAACACGGTGATTTGGAGTTATGATAAATCGGCATGCAATGCCTATTGGGAACCAGGCATTTGTTCGGCACATCTTGACTTTCCATTGGTAAAACAACCAGACGGTTCGTATGCTAGTGTGTCAAGTCTTATGACCTTCCCCTACGGTTGTTCTTGGTGCATCGGCTGGACTTTAGCAACAATGGACGTTCAACCGGTAATTGGTGAACCTACACCGTATGTAGTAATCCCAGCCAAAGCCACGCTTGGGTATATCAGCATAATAGACACTGAGTATATTGGTTATTGGAAGACTGGGGAGGTTACCTTTGACTCAGTAGTTGGTTTAGTTGGACCTTCTACTCCAACACACTGGCGCACAGTGTCTTATATAGAGTATATTACCACTCCCACATTCTCTGGATATGCTTTGGTTTCTGAACAGTGGGAAGGCCCGTGTTTTGACTCAACCGGAGCTATTTACTCCCCACAACCAGGATGTACACATGAGAAATGGTATTTCGCTCCGGCTTTGGGGTTGGTGAAGATACAGGTATTTGCTCCAACCAACGATCGCAATTTAGATATGGTGCGGTAGATGTCCACAGGCAAAGCACAATTCGTAGAGAAAGGGAGATGCGAGAAGTGTTGGAGGTTATTCCCCATCACGATGTTACAAAAACAAGAAGGACATCTGAGATGCATCATCTCCTGCACCGACGATCTCTCCACCACCCGTGAACGGCGTCAGAGGTTAATCTCAGACAAACTCGCATCTGGTAAAGAGGGTTCTTCCGATAAACCTGAGATGTTTTCCGACCCGGGAGAAATGAGTTTCGAATGAGTATCTTCCACAGTGATGATGTAAAACGGTTTGATGAATTACTATCAACCTGGCATGAAATCAAAAAGGAGCTTAAACACATGTCGACAATGTTAGACCAACTCACCCAAGATGTGGCTGATGAGAATACTGCGGTAGCTTCCCTCATCCAGCTGTTGAACAACATTTCCGCTCAACTTCAAAACGCTGGGACGGATCCCGTAAAACTGAAAGCTTTGGATGATGCGATCAACACGGAGAAAGCCGCAATCATCCAAGCGGTTACTGCGAACACCCCTCAAACCCCAACGATCGCTTCCCTTATGCCAACCAACGGTCCGGTGGGTTCTACAGTGGTGATCAACGGATCGGGATTCGGCCTAACCCAATCCGCTTCCAAAGTAACCTTTAACGGGGTTGATGCAGGCTTGGCCTCCAACTGGTCTGACACGCAAATCACGACGGCTGTACCGTCTGGCGCCACAACGGGGGATGTGATGGTAGTAACTACCGTGGGTGGTTCTTCAGCTCGCGGAACCTCATTCACGGTTGATGCATCTGTGGCAGCCGCTTCAACTTCCACTAACGTGCCCCCTGCGGGAGTGAACGAACCTGGCTCGGGAGTTTCTTCTCCTGCAAGCGGTACCCAGGTACCAAATGCAACCAATCCCGCTTCTACAGCAGTTCCGCCAAACCCAAACCCTAACGCTCCAACTACTTAACCCCTAAGGGGAGGGTGTAAAAGCCCTCCCGGCTTCAAAAAGGAGGATGTATGACAGCTCACCAGGTTTTAATCGGTATCGCGTGTTTGTGTTGGCTAGCAGGTATAGGGTTTGGATTTAGAGCACCAAGTCCGAGTTACCCCAACGGTTCGATCGCTGCAGTTTCCACCGGTTTGTTGTTCTTCGGAATCTCATTGTTGATAAAGGGGTGATATGGATCCGTTAATCATTGCACAGTTGGATGGGGATGTTAAACTTCAAGAGTGGTTGAATCTAAACCTCCTCCCTGCGTTCGTCGACAAAGGTGGAGCTGATACGGGAGGGCCGAATCCTCTTCCCCACGGTATAAGTACGTGGACCCCAGGGGCTATAGCAAGCTTAACCTTCCAACCGAAAGCAAGACCTAAAGGGCAGCCCTGGGATAACGTATACAGAGCAGCCACACTCTCAACAGGCCACCTCCCTTGTGTGTATTTTGGGTTTGGACTGTCATTCATGTACCCCACTCAAAAGGATATAAACGATAGCACCGCGGTCGAATTCGAACTCGCCCTGGCTGAAGCCGGTTTGGAATATGATATGGGTTGGCAGTTCAAACCGTCAAAGGTAGATGGACCGCCCGCCATTCGGTGGTTCGACGAGTTTGATCAGCGTTGGATGACTCCCGAAGGAGTGCCTCCATTCTCCCCTAAACCCGGAGTGTGGACAAACATTCAAGCTTACTTCCTAATCGATAGGGTGAACCAAACCACCACTCATCTTTCGCTAGTTGTGGATGAACACCCTTATGCAATCAACACCGTTCACAAGGCGAAGTTTAAATATGCAACCAAGCCTTGGTACCTCCATGCTGCAGTCCAACTGGATTCGGATGGGAAAGGTTCCCCTTACGGTATCCAAATCAAAAACTGGAACGCGAGAGGTTTGTAGAAATGTATGACCGCCAACCCTATCGGAGACATTCAACCTTGGCAGGTGTTTCTAACAGTTTTAGGTTCAGTAATTACTCTGGGAGGGATTCTCTACCGAGTAGTAAAATCCTTCCACAAGAGCATTATCTCGGAACTGAGAGTGACAAGGATTTCTATCAAGGAACTCCTCGCTGATTTGGCAGCTAGGAATCCATCCGCAATGGGTAGGATTGTAGCAGCGATTGATGATAAATCAATCATTGAGTTTGTACAGTCGAACGAACGTAGAAGAAAGCCTCGAGAGTGATGTATGGCAACAATAGGACAGAGAACGGGAGATGTGGCGTTGGAGTTGGGGAATAGATCCGATATAGTATCGGGTTCTCCCTCACGTGTTGATGTGTGGTATAAAAACTCCTACATCTCCATCGCAATGGGGTTTAACTTTGAACAGTTGGAGGATTCGATAACTTCGGTAATGTCCTCCACTTTTCAGTTCGCTTTTCCTGCAACTGCACGTGCGATAAACTCCTTGGTGTTCTATGATCAAAATGGTGGAGTGACTCGACCGAAGTTTACTGATATTGAATCTCTCCGTCGTTCGGGAGATTTCGCAGGAGTAACATCCACTCCGCTAAACCCAGGAGTGCCTGGGATGTATACGTTGTATGAGGGGAATTTGTTGTTTTCCCCACCTTTCGACGCTGGTCCGTACCAACTCATTCTAGACCTTTGGGACAAACCGGTGATTGCCGCAGTTGTCGCAAACACAGTTCTCAACGTCCCCGATGACTGGTTAGAGGCTGTAGATTACGGAGCAATCATGCGCGGTCATGTCTTCCTCGGTGAGCCGGATAAAGCGATGAATGTGCAGAGGTTGCTCTACGGTTATACCGATCCTGGGTCAGGTAAGTACATCCCCGGAATGCTGTCCAACCTCCAAACCAGAAAGCAAGCAAACGCTCCCGCGAGAGACTACGGCCTACAACCCCGTGGAAGCAGGATGAGTTACACCAGATGACCTACGACCGCTCAAGGATGATTGCTCCACCGTTTACCGGATGGGATAATTCTCTGCCTGCGGCGTTTCTCCCCCACAACTCTTTCCGCCAAATCACCGGATGGTTGTTAAATAAAGGGCGAATCCAATCCTTCCCGAACTTCGTCTCTTTCTCCAACCCTCCTAACGGCCAGGTTATAGCGGGCGGGATAACCTTTCAAGATGTTGCGGGGTTCAACCACACAGGGATTCTCACTAAGGATAAAGCCTACTACCTCACAGGTTCGGGGTATTTGGACCAAGGGGATATCGGAGGACTTATCCCCTCTTCCAATCAACCCTACTCTGTAGAAGTCTTCCTCAATCGTATGTTCTGGGTGAATGGAACTGCGGTATTACAATGGCTAGATGGTTCACAGGGTATACAGAACAACAGCGATGCACCTGGAGGGATGTTTCTCTCTAAGTTAGGAGGTTCTCTATTCCTCCTAAACCTCGGTGTAGGTGCAGCTGCTGCAGGTAAATTCTCCGCTATCAACAACCATCTAGAATGGGATCCTTCGGTAGACCCTACAGCGGGAAGTTTCGTCATCCCAGAGATAGAAGACCAGATAACTGGGGTTGCGGTAATTCGTGATAACATGGCGATCTATCGTTCCCACGGAATCTCAGTTCTTTCTAACACCGGGTCAATCCCAAGGTTCTCCATCTCTAACTTCAACTCCGGACCATCTGGAGTCGGTGTCTTCTACGAATACACGCTGGCTAACTATGGAGATGTGTCTATCTTCGCCTCGGAGGATGATTTTTATTTGTTCTCGTTGTCCACTCCGGAACATATCGGGGGGCCCGCGAAGAAGTCGATTTTTGCCGATTTGGCGAACGCATCAGGTACACCCTGGGCGTGTCAGTTGGGTCAGCTGAGCGCAGGGCTAGACTACCGCTCCTACTGGCTTTCCATCCCGCTATCCAACAACACCATCTCCTCCGTTTGGGTGTTTCATTTTGACGATAAATCTTGGGTTAACGAACAACTCCCCTACGGCGCCATCTCTTGGATGGGGAATGTGGCGGTGTCATAATGCCAGTACCTATTCCTTCTGATGGAGGTGGGGGAGGCTTTACCCCTCCTGAATTACTGGTTTCTCCTTCTGGGACTTTGGCTTTCGGGAGTGTTGCAGCTGGTTCAACAGCTGATATAGTTATCACGGTTTCGAACTTCGGAAGTCTCTCTACCAAGGTTTCGGTGATATCGGTGGGAGGGATTCCATATACCTTGATCGGGCTCCCCGCTCTTCCCGCTACATTGGGACCAGCTCAAAGTTTTTCTTTCACGCTACGCTTTTCCCCAACCGTAGGTGGGACGTTCAACGACACGCTATCGATAACTGCTACCGCAGGAACGGATGGCTCTCCTTATACAGCTGCGATTTCTGGGACTGCTCCTGGAGCTGGGGGAGCGTTGAATGTAAGTCCTTCTCCTGTAACGTTTCCGACAACGATTGTAACTCATACTGCAGTACCTATCCCTGTTGTGGTGAAGAACATCGGTACGGCAAACGTAACAATAAACACCATCGCGTTGTTGGGGGGAGCTCCGTTTGGGTTAACAGGACTTCCAGCTTTACCTCTAACCCTAACTCCAGGCTCCACAACCACGTTTAACGTAACTGCAGCCCCTACAGCTGTAAGTGGACAGTTAGCTATTGTTGATACGGTTAGGATAGGAACGGCGGGGATTGGGAATGTAGATACTACAGTTTTCCTCCAAGCGGTGTTGTTAATCCCGGTGGGGGTTATACAGGATAACCTACGTAGGTTGTTGTTCTCATTCACCACAAACGATCCTGTGGTGACCACGCAGTATTTGGACCCGACAAACCTCAACGGTCAACAAGCGGGGGTGTTGATATTTAACGGCACTTTGTGGGACGTTCCCGGGTTTGAGAAGAAGTTGAGACGGGTAAGGTTTTGGTATGAGAACTTTGGTGTGGGTGTGTTGACAGCTACGGTCTCTTCCTGGCGTCCCAGTGTGGGGGCAGATTCGTTTGATCAGAAGACTGCAAGTGCATCTATCGGTACAGCGTTAGCTGACCAAACTGAACGCACAGGGTTTTTCGACATCCAGATTTCTGGGGAGTTGATTATTCTTCAGATCTCTCGTGCTGGAGGGGGTGGAGCAGTAAGCCTTTTGGGATTCCTCCCCGAATTCGAAGACGGAGGTGAAAAAGTTGAAGGTAACTAGACTCATCAAAGAAAACCTCACCTCTAGGGAGACTGTAGATCTCCACGAACAGTTGGTTAAGGCGGTGAACAATATTGAGTTTGGGGATGCAAAAAACCAGATCTCCGGCAACTTAAACGGAGCGTGGGTGACAGGAATCACGCCAAACATAATCAACACCGATTTTACACTAACCCATAACTTGGGTAGAGTCCCTACGGGGTGGTTTCCCGTATGGAAAGATGGATACGTAGACTTCAAAATTGGAGCTGGCACATGGACATCGAAACAAATATTTCTACAAGCGAGCGTGGCGAACGTGAACTACCGGATTTTTGTCTTTTAAGGCCTTTAACACGGTTGAGCGATCCTAAGGTGATAGAACAAACCTGGGAGAAGATTCGGACTCAAGATTATGCGTTTGACGATTTCACCATCAACAATCCTGGGTTATTCCTTGCTGGGATGGTGAGTGAGAATACTTACTACTTCTTAGTTGAGGAGTCGGGAATCGTAATCCTCAACGATCTCTACGAAAACTCAACCTCTTCCAACATCCACTTCTGTATGTGGGATAAGAGGTACCCCCATTCAAAAATCATCCAGGCCGCTAAAGAAGCGTTGGGGTTTGTGTTTTCCTTTAACTGCCATAGGGTGTCTGCGTTGATTCCCGTTTACAACCCTTTCGCGAAGCGGTTGGCCACTCAGTTAAGATTTCGTTATGAGGGGTGTATGAAAGAAGCAATCCTCTACAAAGGTAAGTGGTATGACGAAGATATCTTCGGGTTGCTACACTCTAACTTCATAAAACCTGAGGTGCAGTGATGCCAGGATTTGGAGGGAGTAAACCTTCCGCAACGCCTTTAAAACCGCCAGCCCCAATCATGCCTGGGATGAATTCCCTCTTCCAGAGTTTGTTTGGAGGTAAAAACGGAGCGGGCGCTACAGGAGTTGGAGCCCTAACTGATACTGCGGCGGGTAAAGGAGCGGGAGCCTCAACTGTTACTCCTGAGATGATTGCAGCCATACGTAAGGGCGCTCAGGCGAATCAACAGCAGGGTTTTGGTCAGATTCAGAACAAGTTTGCCGCGTCGGGTATGTCAATGTCGTCTGATCTAATGTCTTCACTAGCTAAATACAACGTCGACTACGGAGCACAAACCGACGCTACTGTTGCCGATCTACAGTTTAGAGGGGCTGAGTCTGCGGCTCAACGCCAGTTAGGGGCTGCCGATATACTTGAGGAAACCTTCGGTAACGCAGCAATGGCGTTTGCTCCCACAGAAGCCATCGGCGTACAAGGTGGTTCAAACCTCGGTGGAGCAGCAGTCGGCGGTGCAAGTTCAATCATCTCCGCTATGATCATAGCAGGGATGTTCGCATAAGGAGTTCATATGGCAGGTCCGAGTTCTACTTCAGGAGTTGGAGCAAACCTGGGTTTCATGCCAGGTCCGGATTACTCACCGATTGAGAAGGGGATTGCCCAGATTGTCGCAGCCCACGATCAGAAGAAACAGAATGCCGCCCAAGAGTTTGACCGGTTGATGAAGGCTGTAGATATGGGTTTACCCGTCGACCCCAAACAGATTGAGGGAACGTTAAAGAAGTCTGGGATCAAACTCATGCAGCCGGATGAGATGAAGGCGCATCTGCAGGCGAGGCAGTCAGGGGTTGTGGATAATTTATTGAAACCCCAAACGGGAGCAACAGGGGCTACAGGGGTAGCTGCTGGCGCGAAGCCGAACGGAGGTACAGCTCAAACCCCTACAGGAGCTGTGGTAGGGGCGAAGCAAAACCAAAAGCAAGCCCAACAAAGTCTACTCTCCGGACTCGTCCAACACCGTTTGGACATGGCGAAGATGAAAGGAGAGACTGAAGAAAACCAGTTGAAGTTGCAGAACACTCTGTCTACACTCCATAACGAGGCGTTAAATGGGAATGCTGAAGCGTTGGGTAAATTGATGGCTCATAATGATATTCCTTTTAACCTCCAGGCCCAGGCGTGGCAGAAAGGAACCCCCGAGCAACGTCAGAAGATGATGGATGTGGCAAGAGGAGCCGAAACCGACGCACAGGTGGCTGCACGTAAGGACGCTATCTACGGTCAACTGATGTCCGACGGGAGGTTCAAAGACCCCTCAATGGGGATGAAGGCTGCCGAGATTATTGCCAAGGGTGGGGAGTTACCGACCGAGGTACGTAACTCAATGGTACCTAACACCATGACAGACCTCGTCAAAGAATCCCAACTTGGTAACCAACTCATCGAGATGGGAGTGCCTGCAGACCAGGTTGGGACTATTGCAGCTAACGCACAGAAGGTTGGGTTGGCTAACGCTCTACCTACCGGAATGAAACCCTTGGCCACACGTCAGGTTGAGGCAGCCGAAATGAGAACCGGTGT